TTAATTTTGCGCCACCTCGTTTTGGGGCATGGTTGGGGCAAACTCGCTTAGCTGTGTATTTAACAGGGCTACCTGTGCATTATTGTTTTCAGACATCCATTTCCCGTATACCTGAAACACCATTTGCGCATCTGCATGTCCCATCTGGTTTGCTATGAATGCCGGGTTGGCACCGGCTGTCAGCGACCAGCAGGCATAAGTATGTCTCGACTGATATGATTTGCGGTGGCGGAGGCCAGCGCGCTTTATCGCTGCGTCCCACGTCTGCCTTATTGAGTCAACGGTAAAATGGTCACCATAATTTTTTACTCTCGCTGACACTTCAGGTTGAAAAACAAAGGTGCATTTTTGTTTTTCTGTTCTGCCGAACTCTCTGAGGTGAACGTCAATAATATGTTCTTTGCTCAGCCTCGTTAGTGTCATCTGACTCCTGAGAGCGTCGATTGCAGGCTTGATAAGGTGAATTACCCGATTGGTACCAGCCTGTGTTTTCGGTACCGTAAAACGATCTTTTGCTAAATTTCTCCTGATCATCATTGTTCCATTTTTCAGATCTATGTCCTCCCACCCAAGCGCGCACAGTTCACCAGGGCGAATGCCTGTATAAACAGAAACACACCATAAATTTTTGGCCTGCTGATTTCTGCAGGCGTCGATAAGACGGATAAATTCCTCCCGTGAAAGAGGATCAGGAATGGTTCTTGATTCCTTTAATGGCGAGATCCCCTTAAACGGATTATCTGCCAGGTAACCGTTATCAACACCAAACTGGAACACGGCGTAAAGATTTGTCATGTAATTATTTACGGTGACAGCCGATCTCCCGGGTTGAGTAACAATATAATTACTTTTGGGGATCTGGTATCCAGTAAGTAACTCTTTACGTACCGCCAGCAATTTTTCTTTATTAATCGACGATGCAAGATTTTTTTCACCGATTATGCTCAGAATATTTTTGATGACGGCACGGTACGTGTTGATTGACGTTTTTGCGACTTCCGTTTCTTTCAGTGCCAGAAATTTTTCAGCCAGTTCCTTTATTGTTAAATCTTGTCGGGCCTCACCAAATTTTTCCAGATTGTGTGAGGAGGGAAACTGTTTTGCATAGTCGAAAACGCCGGTTTTTATTGCATAACAAACAGAGGCGCGCAGCTCACCTGCAATGCGCCTGTTTTTTGCCGTGTCAGGAACCCCAAGATTTTCCCTGACTCTTACACCTTTATAAACAAACCAGATACGTAATTTCCCACCATGGTTTTCCACACCTGTCGGATATTTCATTTCAGCTTCTCTCATTGGTTAGTATTGTTTTTACTCAAGTAAGATGACGCCTTGGTCTTGCTGATGCCTGGCGTTCAATCCAGCGATCTATTTCTTCCAGGTTGTAAAAGCATGGGCTGTTATCCCATGGCATACAGTCATGGGCGACATGCTTATATTCCCTTCCTTCCATAAACGATTTTTCTCTGGCTTTTTTTAGCGTTCCCTTTTTTATTCCTTTCAGTGCAATTAGCTGTTCTTCAGATACCCATTTACCGGGAGAGACAATCATGATTACTTCGCTCATCGCTTTTATCTCTTACATCAGATGAGGGCCGGTTGCAGAATACCAGTCACAACCGGCGATGGTTGAACATTAAAAATCAGCCTGACTCGGGATCAGTTTTTGCCAGATAGCTGAAACGTATTTTGCCTGGTAACGGGCGTCATCAAGTGCATTGTGGCGCTCACCTTCGAATGGGATAGCTGTTCTGGCATCGAAGTCTATGGCTTTCCCTAGCTCAACGATTGTGCGTACATCGCGATCGTTGTGGTAGTGCCAGGGGCAGGGGATCCCCTGCCGTTCGTATGAACGGCGTAAAATCACGTTGTCGAAGTTGGCTCCATTTCCCCAGACCTGAACAAAAAATTCACCGGAGTTTTCGGCGATAAATTCCCGCAATTGCAGTAGTGCATCATCTAACGGGATTTCATCGGTCAGAATGGCAGACTGCGCTTCACGTGATTGCTTCAGCCACCATTTAATGACGTCACGATCAATAACTCCGCCAGCAGTATCCAGATCGATGGTCTTGCTAAATTCCGGTCCCATATCTCCGGTTTGTGGATCGAAAAATATTGCGCCTATTGAGATAATCGCGGCATTGGGATTTTTTCCCATGGTTTCAATGTCGATCATCAGATGAATCCCCGCTCTGCTGGTGGATGTGAGATTGTGATGACCATTCACCTTAATTAAGGGATCTGCCGCCTCGCCAGTTTCACTATCGCTGGCGTGATGCTGATTGCCGCCAGTGTTCTCCTTGTGTGGATGTTCAGCGCCTTCCATTTCCTCCGGATCATTCTCCTGAGCTTCAACCTGATTCTCTTCATCGAATGTTTCCTGGTATGTTGCGTTGCCCATGACAGCGCCACAATCGGGGCAGTTGCCGCCACCGCTCTGACCGCAGGCGGTGCAGACTTTTTCCGGTTCCTGTTGCACTACTGGTTCGGATTGTTTCGTTTCTGGCTCGTTTTGTAACGCATTTGGGCTGTTTTGTTCCGCTTTCTGGTCGTTCTGTTCCGTTTCTTGCTGGTTCTGATTCACTGAATCGCGGGTTTCAATCCCCTTCACCCATTTCGGATCATTCGGGTCGCTAATCCCTGCAACAAATTCTCCGCGAGAGGCAGCAAGCAGTTCATTAGCGTCAGGCTGGCTGATATTGGCTGCCTGCATAATTTTGTTTACTTCGTCAGCGGTAACTTTTACCGGCTCTGGTTGTGCGGTCGTGTCAGATGCACCAGTATTTTGTTGTGAGCCTGAGTATGTACCGTTTTTGCGGGCAAAATATTCTTCTTTCGTGATTTCAGTAGCCCCTGCAGCCAGCGCCTTATTCAGACCAGAAAGTTTGTTTGCACGACCATATTTTTCGCCATCCTTATCTGTGAAAAGGAAGTAGAACGGCCCCTCACGCTCTACAGATGGTTCAGTTTCCAGCGTGCTTTCATTTTTTTGGGTATCAGATACTTCAGTTTCCACTGCATCAGTTTGTGCTGCTGACGGCTGGAGAATATCAGCAGTGTTCTGGTCTGTTTCTTCATCCTCAAATACGCCCTTTGTCGCCAGGTATTCAGTGATGTATTTGTTCAGTGCTACGGGATCTTTGTGAATGTCGATCGGACGCTCACGGACAAGACCAAAAATAGTCTGACGGTCGTAGCGGACGGCATCGGGTTGTTTGCGCATTGATGCGGAAATGCGCTTCCAGTCTTCGCGATCTTTGTCGATAACTTCATTTTTTGCCCAGCGATGGATGCTGCCGTCAATGTTTCCGGCATCAATATCACCAGGCCAGAAAGCGTAGGCCAGTTCTTCATCCAGTGTTTTCCATGTCTGCTTGTATTCGCGACGAATGGCGGCAGTGACAGGGTGGTTTTTTCCTGTTGAGTTTTCAGTGTTCTGCCGGTTGACTCTGGCGCGGGCGAGATCTACAACAGACATGTATTTCCCGGTTTCTTTGCGTTCGCCTTCGCGACGTTTTTTCCATGTGCGTAATTCTGTCTGGATCTCAGGCCATTTTGCACCCGGCTTACATTTATGTTTAACCCACCCGATGGCGAGCAGCTTAAGCTCTGAATACATGACGTTAACTTCAGGCATTTTCATCAATGCCTCAACGATATGCCCGTCGAATGTTGCCATGTCCTCTTGCAACAATTCCTGTGCACTAATCACCATATCAACGGTGATGTTTTCACATGTACCGAACTTAACCAGGACCGCGTTCTGTACTTCAAGGGACAGCTTGTCAAAATTGACGTTCATCGGATCGGATTCTGGTTCGACCGGAATAAAGGAAGCGGATTCCTCATCCCAGCGGTTTTCCTGCATATATTCGGTATCCCAGGAGTCGATAGCAGGGCGGGGCATGCCGGGTTTATCTTCGCAGACAAGAAATTTATAAGCGCAGTCCTGAGCAGCAGGATATTGCTCCAGGAATTGCCAGGTAAATTTGGCACGGGCGCGGCGTTCATCACCGGCTTCAATGGCAGTGGCTACAGCAACTGCGCCCTCTTCTTTTATTGCCTGTTCGTCCGGAATGGCGGCGCAAATAAAGACTTTACTCATTTTGTTTTAACCTCATTACAGATTTAAGGGTGAACAAATCCCTGCCATTGCTGGCATATAAAAATGAAACCGGATATTAATTACGGTGCTGTTTTAAAGTCCTGCCGGTATTTCGTTATTATTAGTGTGAGTAGTTTTATCTACCGGATAACAGTTACCGGGAATTTTTTGTTCTGCTGCTGCAGCCATGCATTCTTTCATTGAACCGTATAAGCCAGTCACCAGCTCAAGAGATTCGCCGGAAACAAGATAAACTGTCAGAACGAGTGCAAATGTTGTATTCATTGTTTATATCCTTTTTGCAGCAGGTCCAGACGAGCCAGCATTGAAGGAATGCATACTTCATTTAACAGGTCCTGCTCGAGTTTTCTCTGCTTAATGGCGTCTTCAATAAATGTTTTGTCTCCAGTGATAACGCCAATTTCGAAACGAAGTTCAGACGTGCTGGCATTACATGATAACTTTTCCATTATCGCGTCCTCAACAATGAATTTTGTGATGCGGTGCCTGGTGCCTCCAGGTGACGTTAACCAGTTAACAATTAACGCCGGATACAGAGAATCCACCCATAACACTGTTTTTGGTTTTAACTGTTCCGCGTGCGCTGAGCCGCATTCACCGCATCACAAAATTCACTTTTAAAAAAGGGCGGCAGAGCAGTCACGGAGTAAAACTGATACCGCCAATTGTCACCAGAATATTGATAACAGAGGGCGTTGTAGCGGGGTTGTCACTTAAGCGTATGGTCAACCTGACAACCCGGTGTCCTCAACGGGGAAAGGCGTCCCTCCCACCCCCGCCATACTTACCGCCGCGCCATTTCGCGGGTCGCCACAACCGGAAGCGCACGGTCGAATTAAATTTAACGACACCGTGCAGTGAGACGAACTTCGCCGTGCGCTTTCGTGTTGTGTGCCTGCTTTTAACCACGTCAGGCGAGGTGGTTTCCGTCATTCCCCAACGACAGGAAATCTGTATAATCTGGATATCCCCAACGATCCAAGGAAATCATATGACAGAGCAAAGAGCACAAGCAGGTGATGGTGTATGGACCGGGATGATATTCTTGACAGAATTTTATATGGCTATTTTCTTGAGCAACTGTTTTCTGTAGCGACTGGTCGTCTCGATAAACTTTTCTCAGTAGTGAGTATTATCCTCGGTTCATCTGTCATTGGCGGATTCATTCCGGAAATTTCTGGCGTTTTTATTGTTGTGATCGCAACCGTCCAAACGATTTATGGATTCGGACAAAAGTCAGGTAATGCCATGAGAAAATCCGCAGAATATTTGCAGCTTTTTGATGATGCAGAAAAATATTCTGATTCGGAATTGAAAATTCAGTTAAAAACTCTGAAAAAACAGATGATCATATTTGGTCATTACTTAAAGATATTGCGATCTTAAAAACACAGATCAAAATAGGCGTCTCCATCGAACAACACGAGAAGTTGCCCACAAAATCCAAATTGATGCGATTTCTTTGTGGTTAGGAATATCCAGATTGTTAAAGAGCATGCCGGAGGTTTATCCGTGTCCGGCGCACGCACTTCATCTGCGGAGAACTACTTGAGCTCATTGGTCAGTAGTTTTCAATCACTCGCGAAACGTTTAATGCCGCGCTTTTTGCCAGAGTGGTAATATCCTGCTCCGCTGACACCAGTTCTTTAGAGAGGCGCTCTTTGTAGTCAGCGGCCTGCTTCAGGTCATTAATGGCGCGTATCTTTCCGCACATCCATTCGTAAATTTCATCCTCGGTATAGTCTGGTGCGATGATGACGGGTTCTCGTTTCTGCATACTGATTCCTCGCGGTGCCGCTTCGCTTATCAGTCGTTAGATTTTGCCGAACTGGAAAGCGCCTGTTTAAACTCACTGAAGCTGAGAGCTTCTTCGCCTTCGGCAAGGCCTTCGAAGTATTCTTCGTAAGCCTTTTCCATGATTGCGTCGAAATCCATATCACTCACCTGAATTTCTTTCCAGCCAGCGACGCGCGCCAGCTTCGGTTTTAAACGTTTTGCTTCTGGTATACGTCATCGCGGTGAACGTGCCGTCCTGGTTGGGAAACACGCCGTACACCAGAGATTCGTTGTTGCCAAGATCGATAGTATCCATGCTGACCTCATTTCCCCTTAACGCCGGGGTAGCGGAACTGTTTGCTGAGAACACCGTGCGGTGTCTTGATGGATGATAATTTAGTTTTCTCATTGAAATTGGTCAAGTGCTTTTAATGAGAAAACTAAATATTTAATGCAAAATAAAGCCAATACATTGAAATGTAAGGCTTTAAAATTTGTGAAGGGGGGAGTTATTGATGTTTGTTACGTTTGCGAGCTTCTAGTAGCTCGGTGAATAGGCGATGAAAATTCTCAACGCGGGCACGGAGTTCGCTGATTTGTGCTTGCTGCTCTGATTTTGGAAGTGCGCGATACAATCGCAACATCTCCAACTCATCTTCCGGTAAGTCTAAGGCGCTGTTGAGTGCAACTGGTGGATCTGGTGTTTTATCCTCGTCACCAAACAGTATCCAAGTTGGTGAACATTGCAATACCTCAGCCAGGCGATGCAAATTTTGCCCGCGCGGGGCTGTATGGTCGCTTTCCCATAGTGAAATTGATGAGCCAGATACGCCAGCAGCTTTGCTTAAATCGTTTTGACTTAAACCAACCTGTTTGCGTCTTTCTCTAATTCGTTGACCTAAAGTTTTCTCGTTCATATTTAGATATCTTAATAACCCTTGACTTGAGATTCCTTGAGTTATTAGTATTGAGAAAACTCAAATTTGGAGGGGTGATGTTTAAATCAGACGTAATTAATTTTTATGGGACGAAAGCCAAAGTAGCGAAAGCTGCTGGTGTTGATCCATCTGCTGTTTCTCAATGGGGGGAACTGGTTCCTGAAGGTCGCGCGATGCGCCTGCAAGAGGCATCCGGCGGGGAACTTCAGTACGACCCCAAAGTTTATGACGAATATCGTAAGGCAAAGCGGGCGGGGCGGTTGAACAATGAAAATCACCCCTGAACAGGTTTGTGAGGCTCTGGATGCCTGGGTATGCCGACCAGGAATGACACAGGAGCAGGCGACGATTTTAATCACGGAAGCATTCTGGGCTCTGAAAGAACGCCCGAACATCGATGTTCAACGCGTCACGTTTAATGATGGCGAGGTTGATCAACGGGCGCTGGGCGTTAACCGGGTGAAGATATTCGAACGCTGGAAAGTTATCGACACCAGGGATAAGCGGGAAAAATTCACGGCGCTGATTCCGGCAATTATGGAGGCTATCCGGATCAGCGATTTCAGGTTGTATTGTGAAATTACTGACGGAAAAAGCATTACGTACATGATCGCCGGGTTAAACAAAGAATATGGCGATGTGGTGGAGTCCGGGCTGCTTTTTGCGGATCCATCTGTTGTGGAACGTGAGACTGACGAGCTTATAGAAAAAGCTATTGCTTTCAAGCATGCGTATCGTCAGCAATATCATTATTACTTTGCAGATAAACAAATGTCTGCCAGAGGTTCGTATGAGTATCGATGCACTACGGTGGGCTAAAAAGGTGAAAACCGGCAGTTCATCCAGTAAGTCAGTATTGACCTGGCTTGCTGATATGTGCGGTGCCGATTTGTGTGCATACCCGTCTGTATCTGCACTGGCAGAAGTAACGGAACTGAACAAAAAGACTGTGCAGGACAGCTTACGACACCTGATGGAGATTGGGTTAATTATTGATACCGGTGAGAGAAAAGGCAGAACAAAGCAAATTGTGGTGTACCGACTTATCGGTGTAGAAGAAAGTGTTGCCGAGCCTGAATACACCCAAAAACGGGTGTCTTTAAAGGTGGGTAAAATTGGTGCTGTTAATAAAAACAGTACCGAAAACGGTTATGTTTCAGCACAAAACAGCCCCAAAAACGGAACTCTTTGCTGCATGGAAAATAACCAAAGACACCCAAATTTTCCATCAAAGACACCCAAAAACGGATCACGGAACCCAAAGGAACCCAAAGATCTAAACCCCACACATAACGCACGTGAGAGTGCTCCGACCAGTGAGCAGGGAGTTTTGTCGCTACAGACAACATCCCCCGTGCTCCTGGACGGCGTGAACGAACCCATCGGAAAATTTCCGATGACCGATAGCTGGTATCCGTCACGGGATTTTCGACGACGGGCTGCGTTGTGGGGGATGGCTCTGCCAGAGCCGGAATTTACACCTGCTGAACTTGCCGCATTCAGGGATTACTGGACTGAGGAGGGTAAAGTTTTCACGCAGGTTCAGTGGGAGCAGAAATTCGCCCGTCACGTAAATCATGTCAGGGCGCAGGTTAAACCAGTCAGCAAGGGGGTGAGCCATGCAGCAGCACCAGGTGGCACCGCATCACGGGCAGTTCAGGAAATTCGGGCAGCACGTGAGCAGTGGGAACGTGAAAACGGATTTATCAGCGACGGAAACGGCCTGGAAGCTGTGGGAACTCATGGGGGAGGTTTATTCGAACCGCTGGACCTAGAAAAACGGGGCAGCACCTTCGAAGCTCTGGATTGCACAGATTGGCGCGATGACTGAGCAGCAAATCCGGCAGGTCTGCCGCCAGTGCATGGACCGCTGCCGGGCGGGTGAAACATGGCCTCCGGACCTGGCTGAGTTTGTGGCGCTGATTTCGGAGAGCGGGGCAAATCCATTTGGTCTGACGGTGGATACCGTGATGGAGGAGTACCGACGCTGGCGTAATGAGTCCTGGCGATACGACGGAAGCGATAAATATCCGTGGTCTCAGCCTGTGCTGTATCACATTTGCCTCGAGATGCGTTCAAAGGGGATTGAACGTCAGATGACCGAAGGGGAGTTAAAACGACTTGCAGAACGGCAACTGACGAAATGGGCAAAGCATGTTGGTATGGGCCTGAGTGTTCCGCCAGTCCGGCGGCAACTGGCAGCACCAAAACGCCCGTCGGGGCCAACACCAATTGAGTTGCTGAAACGGGAGTATGAACGCCGGAAAGCGGCTGGTTTTGTTTGAGTTGAGAAGTGATTTTTACCGGGAGGAAATTTTAATGGAGACTGTTTTTGACGCACTGAAAGCAATGGGGAAAGCCACGTCGACAGAACTGGCTGCGCGACTTGATATCAGTCGTGAAGAAGTGCTGAACGATCTGTGGGAACTGAAAAGAAATGGCGTCGTTGATAAAACGGGTCACACCTGGTTTCTGGCTGGCGAAGGTGAATCCGGGGTAACCGAAGAGCAGCCAGCACAATCTGAAGTACCGGATGTGCTAACCAGGGCGGTCGAACGAAAAGTTACCGCTGACATGATGATTGAGTTTATCGGTCAGGAGGGAGCTAAAACGTGTGAGGAACTGGCGGGTAAGTTCTGTGTCAGCACTCGCAAGGTTGCTTCCACGCTGGCAGTAGTAACCGCAACGGGGCGGCTGGCACGCGTAAACCAGAACGGTAAATTTCGCTACTGCATGCCGGGAGATAATTTACCAGCAGAGCTGAAAGTCGCATCGGTAGCGGAAACCGATGGTAACGCCTTTCCTCAGCCAGCAGGTGTTGCGTTACCGGTACAGGAAGCTGCAACACAGGAAGATATTAAAACAAAAACTGTGGCGGACATTGTGCAGTCGTTGCCATCGTTTACCGAAACGCGTGCGAATGACCTGATTTTACCATCACTGCATATGGCAAACCGCGAACTGCGTCGGGCGAAAAGTCATGTCCAGAAGTGGGAGCGTGTCTGCGCCGCGCTGCGGGAGCTGAACAAGCACCGGGATATTGTTCGACAGATTACTGATTCTTCCCGCAGTGTTGCATCGGAAAAGTGATTGCCGGAGGCGCTTATGGCAAAAGTATTTACACAAGAAGAGCGGGAAAAAATTAAGGTACAGGTTGTTGAACTTGTGCGTCTGAGCGGGCGCGAGACGTTACGGCAACCGGAAGCGAAAACAGGTGCGACAAGATATCTGATGAGTGTTCTTGCCAGAGAGCTGGTTGCCAGTGGCGATTTATACAACTCTGGCTACGGGTTATTCCCGTCTGAACAGGCTCGTAAGGACTGGCAAAACGCCCGCAAAAAACTATCGAGGGTAAAGGTGAAGAAACCTGCTGTGGTTGATCCGGACCTTATCAGGATATTACCTGATGGAGAAATACGCCGCTACGACAGACAACAGAACATAATCTGTCGCGAGTGCCGGAAGAGTGAGGTTATGCAGCGAGTGCTGGCGTTCTATCGGGGTAATTTTCAGGAGGTGATGGAGTGAGGGTGAGGGTTTATATCGCCGGTCCGATGACCGGGTATGAAAATTTCAACCGCGAGGCGTTTCACAAGGCGGAAGAGGAGCTAAAACGGGAAGGGCATACCGTTTTAAACCCGGCAGTTCTTCCGGACGGACTGACTCAGTCGCACTACATGGATATCTGCATGGAAATGCTCCGTAGCGCGGATGCGGTTTACATGCTTCGAAACTGGTTCCAGTCAGCAGGTGCAAGGGCTGAGCTGGCACTGGCAGAAAAACTGGGGTAATGAGGTGATTTTTCAGGGGGCAATACAGTGAGCACAGATGACAAAATACTGAAAATTTAAATCAAAAGTGATTTTTATTAAATCCTTAACGGTAGAGCCTGTTTACCAACTGGATGGATTTTCGACCCTCAAAACATCAGGAGACCGCCAGAAATGGCTAATAAAAACGGGTATTGAATTTGGAATGCATGCAGACGCATTTGAAGTCAGTGATGATGCAAAATTGGGAAAGTAATATGGCGAGGCGAAATGTTCTTTATTAATCTCAGTAACTCCAATATTCAACGATTCTTATCAAAAACGTTCAAAAAATTCAATCATCCTTGATGGGTGGTATGCCCATGAAATAACACCATTGCCATGTAATATATCGCCTGTTGATAATATTTTGTATCCTAGTTGTAATGCTCCTGGACCATGATTTTCATCTTCCAGTTTATTTCTTGGAGTGAAAACGCCTAATGTTGCAGCGACGCATACATTCGCGTTCCATCCCATGGCAACTAAATGAGTTATACCTTGACTCTGTAAATCTGAATGTAATGTGGTATTTTTAAAGGCATTATATCCTGTTTTGGTAATCATTTTTTGTGTTCCATTATAAAGTCCTCTTAATTGGACGCGAAGTGGCCCATACATGTTAGAGCGTTGTTTGATACACCACACAGGTATTTCCATTCGTTGCATAAACATAAGCAAGCGTTGTTGGTACGCAGTAACTGAAGAAGACTTCGGAAGAAGAGACCCAATAACGTTACCTGATTCGAATTTTTTAGGTAACACTGCGTCATCATGCTCATCAATAACAAGTAATGCCATTTTGTTGCCATCTCGAATTATGACATCTAAGCGATTTGACAAACTACCGTGCATGTACATAGATGAAATCCTTATCTAATCCTGTATAAACGTAATTCTGGTTTAAATATATTTGAAATTCCTTGCGCTTGAGAAATATTCAACGTTAAAGTCCATATTGAACGGTACAAGCATTAATTCTTTTTAGAATACATATAGTATATATCTTGATCAAGTCATTGTTACTTGACCTCCTCCGAGTCCTAAAGGACGGGGACATAAGGTGCACATGATAGAAACGATTTGCGGGAAAAGGATAGTTAAGTAGAATTGCTGCGGGTGCTTGAGGCTGTCTGCCTCGGGCATGCCGCCGTAAGGCAGACAGAGAAAAGCCCCAGTTAACATTACGCGTCCGGCAAGACGCTTAACATTAATCTGAGGCCATATCTATGCTCTACACACGTAGGTTAGCCTCTTACGTGCCGAAAGGCAAGGAGAAGCAGGCTATGAAGCAGCAAAAGGCGATGCTAATCGCCCTGATCGTCATCTGTTTAACCGTCATAGTGACGGCACTGGTAACGAGGAAAGACCTCTGCGAGGTGCGAATCCGAACCGGCCAGACGGAGGTCGCTGTCTTCACAGCTTACGAATCTGAGGAGTAAGAGTGACCTGGCGAGGGAGAAATCCCTCGCCACCTCTGATGTGTCAGGCATCCTCAACGCGCCCGCACTTAACCCGCTTCGGCGGGTTTTTTATTGCGTAGCGTAGCTGATTAGCTTTTTGTGTACTCCATTGGTTGCGGTTCTTGAGGGGGCGTTTGGGGTAAATAGAATCATATTACTTAGTTAGCGCGCAGGGAGAAGAGGGATGGACCCCGAACAGGGGAGTGCTATTTATCTGGAAGGATTCTGTTGATGAAAATCGAAGAATTACGTGAAATTTTTAGTGAAGATGGCCTCTACACTGCGCGCGTTGAGAATGGCTCTATTGTCAGTCACTGCCGTATTAAATGTTTACAGTCTCAACAAGGGAAGAGTGGAGCTGCGTTAATTTATTTTGTGGATGGATTTGTGACGGATGGTTTTATTTTGCGTGAAAATGAATTTGTCACATCATTGCAGTCTCTGAAAGAAGCTGAGCTTAAGGCTGGTTTTTCTGCTTTTGAATATGAGTGAATTCAACTACAATTCAGCGCAGGGCTGAACCCCTGTTGAGTAACACTGTGCCAGCGGAGAAAGCCGATGGCGCAAAATTCCAGACTACATAATTCTGATAATTCAGCCGTCTTTGCCAGCAGGCACGGGCGGCGTTTTCTCACATTCAAATCTGACTGGTTCCAGCATGATCCATGCACTGAAGAACAGGCCGAATGGCTGATTCAGAACTACCGCAGACGTGGATACGAGATTAAGAAATCCCTCAGCCTCGATTATCGTCTCTGGATAATCTACGTCAGGCTGCCGTACTCCGAGCGCCCACCGCGTCCGTCTCGCACATTCCAGCAACGCATCTGGAGGTAACGTGCGGGTATTACTTCGACCTGTTCTGGTACCGGAACTAGGGCTGGTGATCGTTAAGCCGGGCCGTGAATCCATGCCGGTATTCCACAATACCCGGGTATTGGTGGAGCCGGAACCGAAAAGCATGCGTAATCTGCCGTCCGGGGTCGTTCCTGCCGTTCGCCAGCCGCTGGTGGAAGACAAAACATTGCTGCCGTTTTTCAGTAACGCACGGGTGATTCGTGCTGCTGGTGGTGCTGGTGCATTGTCTGACTGGCTGTTGCGCCATATTAAATCCTGCCAGTGGCCACACGGCGATTATCATCACAGCGAAACCGTCATTCACCGTTATGGTACCGGCGCAATGGTGTTGTGCTGGCACTGCGACAACCAGCTGCGTGACCAGACATCCGAATCACTCGAGCAACTTGCTCATCAAAACCTGTCAGCATGGATGATTGACGTCATCGGTCACGCAATAAGCGGTACGCAGGAGCGTGAATTATCTTTGGCTGAATTATCCTGGTGGGCGGTCCGCAATCAGGTGGCGGACGCGCTACCGGAAGCGGTATTACGTCGTTCGCTGGGGTTGCGTGCGGAAAAAATCCGCTCAATGTACCGTGAAAGCGACATCGTACCGGGAGAGCAGACCGCCACCAGCATACTGAAGCAGCGCACAAAAAATCTTGCGCCGCTGCCTCACGCCCACCAGCAAAACCCGCCACAGGAAAAGACGGTGGTCAGCATTGCCGTTGATCCGCAGTCACCGGCTCAATATCTCCAGCGCCAGAAACCACAACGGGAAGAGATGCCTGTATACACGCGTTGGGTAAAAACGCAGAAATGCATGACGTGCGGTAATCAGGCAGATGATCCGCATCACATCATTGGTCATGGACTGGGAGGGATGGGAACAAAGGCTGATGATTTGTTTGTTATTCCGCTGTGCCGTAAATGTCATAACGAACTGCACGCCGGGGTAAAAGATTTTGAAGAAAAACACGGCAGCCAGCTGTTGTTGCTGATTCGTTTTTTAATGCACGCGAGAAATTCGGGTGTCCTGAAGTGGAAAGCATGAATGACTGAACGCATAGAATTTGTTTTGCCTTACCCGCCGACGGTGAATACCTACTGGCGACGTCATGGCAATACGTATTTCATCTCGGAGGCCGGAAAGCGTTATCGCCGTGATGTGGCACTAATTGTTCGCCAGCAGCGGTTGAAATTAAACCTGTCCGGGAGGCTGGCGATAAAGATTATTGCAGAGCCGCCGGATAAGCGCCGTCGTGACCTGGACAATATCCTGAAGGCACCACTGGATGCACTGACACATGCGGGGTTGCTTATCGACGACGAGCAGTTTGATGAAATCAATATTGTGCGAGGTCAGGTCGTTCCTGGTGGTCGGCTGGGCGTGAAGATTTACGAAATAATGCATGACGGGCAGGTCCAAAAATGAAACTGGAAGATTTACCGAAATACTATTCCCCGAAATCGCCAGGCCTGACTGATGCATCCGCCTCGACATCAAAAGATGCACTGAGTATCACTGATGTGATGGCTGCACAGGGCATGACACAGAACTGGGCTGAGATGGGATTTTCTGCGTTCCTGGGGAAAATGGGCATTAGTATGAACGACAGGGCGCGGGCAACAGAATTACTGGCAGATTATGCATTAAGTCAGTGCGATCGCGTGGCGGCGTTAAGAAAACTTCCGGCAGAAATAAAACCGGCAGTGATGCGCATTATGGCTTCGTATGCTTTTGAGGATTATGCCCGCAGTGCAGCGAGTAAAAAGCAGTGTTCTTGTTGCCGTGGGGAAAAATTTATTGAAAGCGAAGTTTTTACAAACAAGGTTCAGTATCCGGATGGTAAGCCGCCAGTATGGGCAAAGTGCACAAAAGGCGTGTATCCGTCTTATTGGGAAGAATGGAAAAAAATCCGGGAGGTGGTGAAAGTTTCCTGTCCTGAATGTAAAGGGAAGGGAGAGATCTCCACTGCCTGTAAAGACTGCCGTGGGCGTGGTGTTGCCATTCATCGTGAAGAGTCAGAAAAACGGGGTATGCCTGTTATCAGGGACTGCCGGCGTTGTGGCGGTCGTGGCTATGAAAGACTGCCATCAACGGAGGCATTTAATGCCATATGCAAAGTGACGAGTGCTATCACGCTTGATACATGGAAAAAATCAGTGAAACGCTTTTACGATACGTTGGTGGTTCGGTTTGACATTGAAGAGGCATGGGCGGAGCGGCAGTTAAAGAGGGTAACGCGATAGTGTTGTTGATTTTTCCCGAATCTGTGGTAAATTTGCTCTAACGATGGGCGTTTTATGCCTGACGTTAGAAGGATTTTTACAGCCCGCCATCGAGCGGGTTTTTTATATCTGGAAAGCGGTGCATAACGTTAAACGTGATGGCGATTGTGCAATGAGTTTCTCCTGCTCTGAAGTCTCTTGACTGCATGGAATCTCCTTTGTTATGTAAGGTGAGTCAATGTTTTTAAATTGTTAGAGAGATGGGTATGGATGACAGTACTCTACTGAGGAACTCTTCACTTTTTATTGCTTATATGGGCTGTCTTGGATGGGGAAGCGCTTATTTCTATGGATGGGGTACTTCCTTTTACTATGGCTTTCCATGGTGGGTTGTCGGAGCTGGCGTTGATGATGTGGCCCGAAGTTTGTTTTATGCTGTGACCGTTATCGTTATATTCCTTACTGGATGGGGTGTTGGTATTGTTTTCTTTTTAGGCATAAAACAAAAAAACAATATACAGAATTTGAGTTTTATCAGACTTTTTCTGGCAATATTGCTGCTTTTTATTCCACCTGTTCTGGAATTTTCGGTCATTCATCAGTACGTTGAGCCAGATGTGCTTATTTTTTGTGTTATTGCTGTCTTTATAATTACGCTTTTTGTCAGGTCAGGAAGAAAACTTATTTCAGTCAAATGCTTTTCGGAAGTATCTTTTATTCGCCATCACCGAATTGAGTTCATGATGGCTGGATTCATGATTTATTTCTGGACATTCTCTCTTATTGCCGGTTGGTACAAACCCCAGTTTAAGAGGGAATATCAGTCGATCCACTATGATAATGTCTGGTATTACGTTCTTGCACGCTATGATGATCGTCTTGTGTTATCAAAATCGTACAGAAGTGGGAGTACGAAATTCGTTATACTTAATAGCGGACATATTGATGATTTTGAAATTAACATTGTCAGGGTGCGTTAAAATCACCTGAGTAACAAAGAATTTTTACTGCCCGTCATTGAGCATTTTTTTATGCCCCGAAAGTGGTGCGGTATATTAAACGCGCTGGTGGTTATTAATACCGGTCTTTCAGCTTGCTGGCTTTTTCGACAAGAGGTATTGGTATGTCACGTTAACCAGAAAAGGGAAAAAGACATGCTAAAACAGCAGGATATGACCGAAACCGCCAGAGTGGTGTTTAATGAATTAAGTGTCACCGAACCGGCGACCGTCGGGGAAATTGCGCAGAATACTTACCTTTCACGCGAACGCTGTCAGTTAATACTGACCCAGCTTGTTATGGCGGGTCTGGCAGATTATCAGTTCGGTTGTTACAGACGCCTTCCGCAGTGAAGGCTTTTTAATTTGTGGTAATGGGCGGCTGGTGGGTGTTAGCGGCACCTGCCAGCCATCTGCTCATACGTTGGGGTCACAAGCAAACCTCAGGCCCATCTGCTTTGCGCAAAAGCGGTATGAGCCTATCAGAGAAGTGCTTATTGATCTATGGTTGATACTGTAAAAATATCCAGTTGTGAGTTAATCAACGCTGATTGCCTGGAGTTTATCCAGGCCTTACCGGAAAACTCTGTCGACCTGATAGTCACAGACCCGCCATACTTTAAAGTGAAGCCCGAGGGCTGGGATAACCAGTGGAAGGGCGATGATGATTACCTGAAATGGCTGGACCAGTGTCTGGCGCAGTTCTGGCGGGTATTAAAGCCCGCCGGAAGTCTTTACCTGTTCTGTGGTCATCGCCTGGCATCTGATATCGAAATCATGATGCGCGAATGCTTTAACGTGCTGAACCATATCATCTGGGCGAAGCCGTCCGGACGCTGGAACGGGTGCAGTAAGGAAAGCCTGCGGGCGTATTTTCCCGCCACAGAGCGTATTCTGTTTGCTGAACATTATCAGGGGCCATACCAGCCAAAAAATGGCGGCTATGCGGCAAAGGAGCGCGAGCTTAAACAGCATGTGATGTCTCCGCTGATTTCTTACTTTCGTGATGCGCGTGAATCACTGGGGATAACGTCGAAACAGATAGCGGAAGCCACCGGAAAGAAAAACATGGTGTCGCACTGGTTTGGTGCCCGCCAGTGGCAGTTACCGAACGAAGCTGATTACAACAAATTGCAGGCGTTGTTTGCGCGTGTTGCAGCAGAAAAACATCAGCGCGGTGAACTGGAGCAGCCACACCACCAGCTGGTCAGCACATACAGTGAACTGAACCGGCAGTATACGGAACTGCTGAGAGAATATAAAAATTTGCGGCGGTATTTCGGTGTGACTGTGCAGGTGCCGTACACCGATGTGTGGATGCATAAACCGGTGCAGTACTATCCCGGGAAACATCCGTGCGAAAAACCGGCAGAAATGTTGCAGCAGATAATCAGCGCAAGCAGTCGTCCGGGAGATCTGGTTGCAGATTTTTTCATGGGGTCGGGTTCGACGGTCAAAGCAGCGATGGCGCTGGGACGTCGTGCAATTGGCGTTGAGCTGGAGACTGAGCGTTTTGAGCAGACGGTCAAGGAAGTTCAGGATTTAGTCAGTCAGAACGGATGATATTGCAGAATTAGTTACGTACCGTTATTATCCTGCGCCCGGCCCTTTAGCTCAGTGGTGAGAGCGAGCGACTCATAATCGCCAGGTCGCTGGTTCAAATCCAGCAAGGGCCACCATAACATACCGCCATTAGCTCATCAGGAAGAGCAGACGACACGATAACAGGGTTGTTGGTGCGGGGTTCGAGTCCTCGATGGCGGTCCATTATCTGCATCATGCGTTGTTAGCTCAGTCGGACAGAGCAATTGCCTTCTAAGCAATCGGTCACTGGTTCGAATCCAGTACAACGCGCCATACTTATTTTCCTGGCTCGCTTTTGCGGGCCTTTTTTGTATCCGCGCCACGCCCGGCGCATATCAAAAACCACAGAGCTTTTCAGGGGGGAGCTTACTGGATGGTCAGTGTGACTTTCTCTGTGGGCTGGTCACCCCCGGGCGCAGGCTCACCCACTAAAAGGAAAAGTCACGATGTTTGGTATTTTCAAAAAGAAAACCCGCAGAGCAGCAACTGAAATTAAAAAGTTTGAGAAACGCGATCTGGCACAGGCGGTTATTAATGCTGCCTACCTGGTGGCCTATGCAGATGGTGAATGTGAGACTTCAGAGAAAGCGAAGATCGAACAGGTATTACGTAACCAGCCAGCATTGTCCGCATTTACGTCAGAAATTAATGCCATCAGTGCCACGATCACAGGTCAGCTTGACACCAATTTTAAAATTGGTCGTCGTGCAGCGTTGCGTGAAATTGAAGATGTGAAACACGATTCGCGTGAAGCGGAAGATGTGCTGGATGTGGCGGTGGCCATTGCTGAAGCAGATGGTGAAATTGAGCCGGAAGAGCGTAAGGTTCTGGAAGAGATTGCTGGTGTTCTTGGCCTGCGACTGGAGAACCACCTGTGACGGTAAAACTGCGTCTGGCCGCTGTGGCACTCCTGCTGTTTCTGGTGGTGATGGTGGATTTCACCAGCAGGATCATGTCGGTGCTGGCGGATGGAGTGCTGGTGGTCGGTATTGTGGTGGTGCTTTTTCCTTTGGTGAAAAAGGACATGCCAGGTAGTTAACCGGGTATCAGTTACGCCCCGAAAATTTTAATTGTCTCACAATTCAGTCAGTTGACAGTTGCCTGTCAGACTGAGCATTTGTTAAAAAAATTTCGCATGGTGAATCCCCCTGTGCGGAGGGGCAATCAGCAAGTAGGTATATGGGATAATTGCGGATTCAGGTGCTGATACTGAATTCACCGGGAGGCACCCGGCACCATGCAGGTAAGCAGTGTAAATGTTTACATAAGCAAATCCCCTCACCGGAGGGGATTTTTTACGCCCAAAAATTCCGCGTATGGTGTTGAGATTGAAAGCCTGGTGCTGGAAATAAATGCACCGACATCATAATAAAAAAACGCCAGCACAGAAGAGAACGGGAAAACGAGTCTGACGCTGGCGTGGGGATATTCCCCGTGGAGAAATGATATGTAACACATATCGGGAGTATTTTTATATAAAAATGATAACCATTGTCAATCATAACGGTCAGGAATGATGACGTTTATGCATCAGAGCCATCAGTAATTAACGGGTGGCTTTTTTATTGTTGTCAGCTTCCGGATAACGGGAGACGGGGTATGTACCAGATGGAAAAAATCACAACAGGTGTGTCATACACCACGTCAGCGGTGGGGACGGGATACTGGTTACTGCAGCTGCTGGACAAAGTCTCTCCGTCCCAGTGGGTGGCAATAGGCGTGCTGGAGAGTCTGCTGTTTGGTCTGCTGACGTACCTGACGAACCTGTATTTCAAAATTAAAGAAGACCGGCGTAAGGCGGCGCGGGGAGAGTAGACGATGAACCATGAAGAAATGAATCAGCGCATAAGTTGCCTGGAAAATGAAATCACTGAACTGAATAAAAAACTGTCGGTGCTGATGGTTTCTGAAGATGAAAAAAAACGCCGCGATGAGCAGGAAGCAGCGTTTTACGATGATTGCATCAAAATTGCTCGCAGGACCTTTGCGAAGATTTTGCAGGAAAAGTTTTTACCGACCGCATTGTCAGAAAAGTACTCCATTACAGTTAAAAGTGCCGGAGAGGAAGGCAATAAACGTTATTTTATTGCGTCTGCACCGGATAAAGACCAGGAATGGGGGGATAATCGGCCATCTTTTATTGTGACAAGCGATGACTGGAATATCACGATCCGTGAAGATGGAAAAGTAACACCAGCATCGCACCAGCACAGTGAGGCGCTCATTGAATTTGCCATTGATTACCTGAAGAACAATAAAAAGCAGGGACTAATGAAGCGCATTGGTCGTTGCATGGGATATCTGCAGGTAGCTGCTGAGATTGAAGCGCTGGCCAGTGGTGCGGACAAGGATGCAGTTGTGCGGGAGGCTCTTCTTCGTGATTTTGATAATCCGCCCTTTAAAAAAGTGCCGGCTTACTGGTTTCATCCAGGACTGACTTATCTTAAAGGACGTATATAAGCTGGCTCGTTATCTGTTGCCGGATAATCGACGGAAGATGCGTTCTTTTTGTGATTTGGCGTAATGATGATCCCACTCACATTCAAGGTAGTTTAATTCTTCGTTTAACCAGTCATTTATATTGTCTTTCAGACGTAGAAGCATGGCTGGTGTTAATATTCTGGACATAATGTCGAGAGTTGGTGGTGTGAGGTGTCCATACGGCTCAGCCTGAATGGATTTTACTGCTTCGTGGTTTTGCTGAATGAGTTTAAGGAATGCTGATTTAAATTGTTCATTCATGGCCTGCATGCAGGCGGTATATTTATGTTCATCGTTATACATTGCTAAATCCTCGACGGGAATTGTCAGATATATTTCAGCCATCAGGTAAAACACCAGTGCCCACCACTGGCGGGCTGAAGACTTAACATATCCAGGGATTCGGAACCGATAAATCCTGATAAATATCCATGAACACCAAAATCAAATACGGTCTGTCGGCTGCCGTTCTGGCGCTGATTGCCGCAGGTGCGCCTGCGCCTGAAATCCTCGACCAGTTTCTGGATGAAAAGGAAGGTAACCACACCACGGCATACCGTGATGGTGCGGGGATCTGGACCATCTGCCGTGGAGCCACCCGGGTGGATGGTAAGCCTGTTATTCCTGGCATGAAGCTGTCAAAGGAAAAATGCGACCGGGTTAACGCCATTGAACGTGATAAGGCGCTGGCATGGGTGGCGAAAAACATCAAAGTGCCACTGACTGAACCCCAGAAAGCGGGGATCGCGTCATTCTGTCCGTATAACATTGGCCCCGGTAAGTGTTTCCCGTCGACGTTTTATAAACGAATTAATGCAGGCGATCGCAGGGGAGCGTGTGAAGCGATTCGCTGGTGGATTAAGGACGGTGGCAGAGACTGCCGTATCCGCTCAAACAACTGTTACGGTCAGATATCCCGTCGTGACCAGGAGAGCGCGCTGGCGTGCTGGGGAATCGACAGATAAGCAGAATATTTTGCTGAAAAATGACGTTGACCAACGCGGACGGATAACACGAAATCCTGCGAACTGGCAAAACCTAAGTGAATAAAAGTAAAACCCCGTTTGTTGGCAGCAAGCGGGGTTTTGTGTTTCTGACCTTGGATAAGGCAAGGGAGAACATGGAAAAGTATAAACGAATTCTGTTGAGGTTGACTATGAAAAACGGCCTTGAACTGAAAGCGCCTGTAACTGATGACATCAGCAGAGCGCTGGCTTTTGCTATTAAGTGGGTGGCGGTCGGTATTGCTGTGTCTCCGATGCTGTATGGGCTGGCAAAACTGGTCATTGCGTTGAAATCGTGAAGAGGATTAAGCATGTCAGACAAGCTCATAACGCTGGCGAAGATCCTCTGTGTAATCGTCGGCATTTCATTTTCACTAATGCTGGTTGCTCTTAGGCTGGATGATGTTGTCTTCGTCGGGGATGCTGGGGTGAGGGGGATATGAACCGTGTTCTGTGTGTGGTGATTATTGTCCTGCTGGTAGCCTGTGGTGCGCTTGGTCTGGGGCTGAATCATTACCGCGATAACGCCATCACCTACAAAGCGCAGCGCGATAAAAAAGTCAGAGAGCTGGAGCTGGCGAACGCGACAATTACTGATATGCAGATACGCCAGCGTGATGTCGCTGCACTTGATGCCAGATACTCGAGGGAATTAGCCGATGCGAGAGCTGAAAATGAAACTCTGCGTGCTGATGTTGCCGCTGGTCGTAAGCGCCTGCGGATCAACGCCACCTGCTCCGGTACCGTGCGTGAAGCCACCGGCACCTCCGGCGTGGATAATGCAACCGGCCCCCGACTGGCAGACACAGTTGAACGGGATTATTTCACTCTCAGAGAGCGGTTGATGATGATGCAGAAGCAGCTGGAAGGGGCGCAGGAATATATCCGCACTCAGTGTATTAACTAGTATTTTTGTTATCCGGAGAATGCATGAAGAAATTACTGGTAACCGTAAAGCCTTTTCAGGGAACAATTCTGTTCCGTATTTTGCAGCGTGGTCGTGTTCTTGTTGAAGGTTCGTTCAGTGGTAAATGTACGCAATTACACTCCCGGATCTTTCAGGTGAATGCCACGAATGAAGAGCTAACCGTTGAGTGTACGATGAATGCCGCTAAATGCCGCATGGTATCGGCTGCATTACAGCCAGTGTGTTGAGCGACCTTATTATCCATGCGCGGTATTGTCGCCGTATTTCCGCATTAACAGAGACCGCAGCCCGACAGGGAGACTCCTCTGCGCGAGTGTGCGGGGATAATCAAAAACGGGTAATGACTCCAACTTATTGATAGTGTTTTATGTTCAGATAATGCCCGATGACTTTGTCATGCAGCTCCACCGATTTTGAGAACGACAGCGACTTCCGTCCCAGCCGTGCCAGGTGCTGCCTCAGATTCAGGTTATGCCGCTCAATTCGCTGCGTATATCGCTTGCTGATTACGTGCAGCTTTCCCTTCAGGCGGGATTCATACAGCGGCCAGCCATCCGTCATCCATATCACCACGTCAAAGGGTGACAGCAGGCTCATAAGACGCCCCAGCGTCGCCATAGTGCGTTCACCGAATACGTGCGCAACAACCGTCTTCCGGAGCCTGTCATACGCGTAAAACAGCCAGCGCTGGCGCGATTTAGCCCCGACGTATCCCCACTGTTCGTCCATTTCCGCGCAGACGATGACGTCACTGCCCGGCTGTATGCGCGAGGTTACCGACTGCGGCCTGAGTTTTTTAAATGGCGGAAAATCGTGTTGAGGCCAACGCCCATAATGCGGGCGGTTGCCCGGCATCCAACGCCATTCATGGCCATATCAATGATTTTCTGGTGCGTACCGGGTTGAGAAGCGGTGTAAGTGAACTGCAGTTGCCATGTTTTACGGCAGTGAGAGCAGAGATAGCGCTGATGTCCGGCAGTGCTTTTGCCGTTACGCACCACCCCGTCAGTAGCTGAACAGGAGGGACAGCTGATAGAAACAGAAGCCACTGGAGCACCTCAAAAACACCATCATACACTAAATCAGTAAGTTGGCAGCATCACCGAAGATCGGCCGTGACTTCGCCAATAGTATCAACATAAGCTGCAGTCCAGGGTACTCCAGCTGAATTAGTTAATGCCGGGCCTCCTCCGTAGAGGAGAGAAGTTATATGGCTGTCATTGCCATTTTGAGTTAAGGAACGGTAAAGCTCAGCTTCATTCTCAGTTCCTTCAGCAAGTGCTCCTTTTGCACCTTTGTTGAGCATACCAACAAGAGAACCAATAATTTCGAGATGACTTAGTTCTTCTGTTGCTATGTCCATCAGCATATCCCTTCGGCCTGCATCTTCATCACTTAAGCCTTGAGTGAAGTATCGGCATGCTGCTGCAAGCTCACCCTGTGGCCCGCCGAATTGTTCTAAAAGTAGATTAGCCAAGCCTGGGTTTGGCTCACTTACACGTACTGTATATTGAAGTTTTTTCACGTGTCTAAACAT